AACATAGCTTTCATAAAGCTTTGAAAGTTCCTCGATTTCATGTTGAGTTGTCCACCCGCGCCTAATTGCTTTTTTTAAGTTTTCTTGTAATCGAAAACGCTGTAATCGTTGCAAACCTTTTCCAATGAGAGAAAGATTATCACGATTTTCTCGCCCGATTTCGTTTATTTCACCAACTGATTTTTCAAGCCCTCCGATTTTGTCTGAAAGTACGTTGATTTGTTTTTCAGTTTCTTTTGTGTTCTTCGTACTCTTAAATGAAAAGTAGCTCGGAATTATAACGATTAAAACGGGCGTGAGTTTATCGATTAAGGTTAAAAAATCCAATTAACCCACCTCCCTTTCTGAAACAGCTGATTATTGTACGGGCTGAGTGTCTAACTCATTCGATGGTTTTTCTTGTTTAGGTTCAGTCCATTTCCAAATGCCAAGCTTTCCGTTTTGTTCAAGCGTTGCAAGTTGTTCAAGTGTTTCACCTTGATATGTGAATGGTTCGTTTACTTGAATCATAACGCGTTTGCCTTCTTGGAATTTTTCAACATGATTCACATCTTCAAGAGTGAAAATTTCTTGCGATTGGTAAGTTTTGCCAGTTTTAGCAGGGTCCACCAATTCAAGACCGCGTTTGAACACTGTAGGGTCTAACGGATTATCAACGTCCGTTACTCGAGCCAATACTGCCCAGTCTGCTACTGCCTTAACTTCCGCAATTTTTGCATCTTTCTCAGCAAGTTTTCCTTCATATTCTTGCGCTTGCGTTTGCAAGTCTTCTTGTAATTTCTTAACCCCTTCCGCTGGGTTGAATTCAGTAGTCACTTGTCCGATAACTGCCTTAATTAGTTCCTCGTCTGATTCGTTCACACGATTACCGATTAACACACGGTCAAATGCCGTATATGGTGTTTCTTGACGAATCGCAACGAATGTACGATTGTTTTCTTGTAAGTATTTGTTGATTACTTTAAATGTCATATATCATTCTTCCTTTTCTTTATCTGATTGTAGTTGTTGGATTTGTTCTTGTGCTTCTTCATATAAAGCTTTGTAATTTGCGCATTCAATTGTCTTATTTGCCAATTGAATTGCTAAGTCGTTAATAACTTTGTCTTGTGTGTTCATGTTTTACCTCCAATTTCCATGATAACCTCGACTGTAATTCCCAGGTACTGCAGCAAGGTTTCTGAAATTATCAAATATATTATCAAGCACTTGTTTCAGTGATGATTGTCCTATTGTTATATCTTCAATACCATACATTTGTCCTGTATAAGTATCGATTACGGTTTCTCTCAAATTTTCTTGGCCACTTAGTCTAAACGTTATTTTATGACCATACATATTGATGGCCGTTTGAACATTTGTGCCCTCTCTACCATTCCAGATTTGAATACCTGCTGATGTATGGTCAATACCAACGTTCTGGTTTCGATTGCTCATTAGTGCAGTGTACGAACCCTTAACACCGTTAATGATACCCCAATCAAAGGCTAGATACTGCAAAGGTCTGTCAGGGAATCGGTTTCTTATCCCGACTCCATGCCCGTTCATATCAATCCAGCCTGTTTGCAAGTCAAACGTAGTATTTCCATTGAGTGAGGAAATGCGACCGCCTTTAATATTATTACCAGTGAAATCAACGTTCTTTATCTTTGTAATCGTCGCTTGTTTCGCGAATAACTCATCGACAAAAGCTTGTTGAGACACTAACCTTTGAATAAAAGCAGTATCGAATTTAACCTTATCAGCCGTAACAGACCCAACGTCTAAAGCGTCAGCAGTAACGGACCCTGCACCTATCTTGCTAGCAGTTATCGCACCGTCCACAATCATGTCAGACTTAATTTTAAGTTTTGGCGCGATGATGTCTACCCCTCTAGGGCTTGTGGAAATGGTGGAGGCTAACTGTTCGCCAGTCAAAGTAGTAGAACCAATGGTTACACCTTCCGATGTCACTTGAACCCTAGCGCTGTTAGAAGCGTTTCGCACTTCCTGTCTGATTTCGTTTGCCGTTTGTGCAATCGCACTCTTAACATTCGTATCAAAGAACTGTGTTAACGCTCCTTGATTGCTTTTCTGGATTTTGCTCCAAAGAGTGCTGTTAGGGTCTCTCATTTCCAGTTCAATCGAACGTAAATCCTTGAAGAGACCTGACAATGTACGTTGTGTAATCGTAGGCTCTACAAAGCTGGTAGGAAAATCCCCTTGTTCCAGCTGAATATCCGTTAAAACCGTGTCTCCAGCGCACCCCATGTGATGAAGTTTTAACAGTTCATCGCGTGTCTGTGGTTGAAATACCTTATAATACCGCCCGTTATGCTCTAGAGCAGGCGCACGGACGTTTTGAATAGTGATGTCCATTTTTAACCTCCATAAACTTTAATAGGAATTGAACCGTAAAAAGTTCGGTATCGGTTAAATCCAGTTTTTCGTTCAAATTCTTCTAGGGACTCTGTGAAAGTTACATAAGTTTTCCCTTGTTTGTTTTCGATTTTAGAAGCCGAAATTTCTTTTCCGTTGATCTCGACAGTTTTTATCTTGTTTTGTGAAAAATCCTTATTCAGTGTTATTTGTTTATTATGACTATCATAATTAATTGATACGTCACCACTAAATAACAGCCTTATTTTCACCCAAACAAGCCTTGTACCGATATAACGATGAGTAACTTCTTTGTTTCCCACATAAATTCCTTCTCTAGCCATACTACCACCTACTCATATACGTCATAGATAGTGTTGCTATCCTTGTTAGGAATTGCGTCATATTGGACTTTTGAACCAGCCCAATACTTCAATGGTTGTCCACCGTTCTGATTAATAATATTTTGTCCAGGCGCACCGTCTGCACCTCTAGCCCCTGCTGGTCCTTGAGCACCATCTCGACCGTTTTCACCTTTTGGTCCCGCTGGTCCTGGGGGCCCTTGAGGTCCACGTTCCCCATCGTTTCCTCGTAATCCTGGGTATCCTGCTACCCCTCTAGGTCCTTCTGGTCCTGGGGGTCCTTGTTCTCCTTTAGGTCCTTGAGCGCCTTTTAACGATTCTCTCTGTTGACTTGTAAGCTCCTCGAATCGCATTACGCCGTCCGCACCTTTCGGGCCCGTTTCTCCGCGCTCTCCACGGTCGCCTTTTGGTCCTGTTAGATATTGCAAGGATGAAAAACGGTCACGACCATTCCCAACCTTAACTTTGCCTGTATCGCTCTCAACACCTAACTCACCATCAAGTAAGACCAGTGGGCTGTTTGCCCAATCGCTCGAAGGCATGCGCTTATGCTGTACTCTAATTGGTATTGTTTCTGTCATGCTACACCTCCATCAAAAATAAATGTTGGACTCTCGTTCCAACTTCCGTCATATATTGAATTTTGACCGTCCGCAATCGTCTTATAGACTGGTTCTAAATCAACCCGATTTGTTCGGTTATCAATCATAACTGACTGTGTCACGTTTTGGTACCAGTCCCCTGTGAATGTTAGGCGATAAGCACCGTTGTATACTGCTAATACTTGTTCCTCTTTCTGAGTCAAGTCTTTATCAATCTCTGGCATAACCGTATTAGTAGTAGGTGCGAAATGAACATGTCCACCGTAGAACGGCGTTTTGTTCACAATTACAGTCACATCCGTCTTTCCATAAGTCGTACATGTTGCTGACCAACTAATAACGTACTGCTTACCTAGCTCAAAGCCTTCACCGTTATGTCCAACTTCGACGTAATCAGTACCTAAAGCAATCTTCTTAGCAGTGCTACCATTGAGGCGGTTCTTGTTATACTTAGCGGTTCCATCACCACCAATTAGACCAGCATTGATTCTTGCGGTCTCGCTTACCTGCTCTAATTTCTTACTTAATTCAGCAATTGAGTCCGCGCCACTCATCAACTCTTCACGGATACGCTTCAGGAACTCAGGGCGCTCTTTCTCCACTTCTTCATGGATTTTAGCACTGAAATCTTCTGCTTTGTTTTGGTATTCTTTTACAACGTTATCAATCTCAAGTTGTATGATACGAACCTTTTCGTCTATTTCCTTATTTCGTCTTTCGACTTCATTCGCAATAGATTGTTCGAATAGTGATTCGCTAAAGTCACCAACTGCATCTTTGATAGCTTGTTGACGACTTGCACGGTCTTTAGCCTGTAACGTTTGATAATCGCCTAATTCAGCAACTGAACGGTTATTATCCAATTTATCAATAACCAATTTGTGGATTCTAGCTTCAAAAGCAATCCCTATCTGGTCTCTTACGATTCCGACGCTGTCTCCAATCCAAATATCCTGCTCAATCGCATTGGCTAAATCTAGGAGATTAGCTTTGAACGTAACGATTGGAACAGATAAGCGTTGTAACTCTTTATAAGTCGCTTTTAATAACTCAGTAGGGTCTTCAATGTCCTCGTTGGTATATACGCCAAAACGAT